TGAACCACTCGCGAATTCCCATCCTCCCATGGGCGCCAGTGTAGGCAGGCATAAAGCCAGTAAGGGATTTAGAGTCCCGGTACGCCTTCTCCAGGCCTAAACCATCGAGAAATCCGGGGATAAGTATCCCTAGTTTGAGCTTATCCCCTTCCAAGACTAATTCAACGAACTGATCAAAGCAGGGATGTTGGTATAGGTTTTCACATATACATATAGCCCTCAATGACTCCATACGATCGGACCAAGGCGTATGAAAACGTTCAGGATTTACCAGTGAGTTCAGTCCTAAAACTCCCGGATATGATCCAGCAACGACAATCCTACCATCATCAAACGTGAAGAGAACGTCGGAATCATAGTATCGCTGCAGGTAAGTCAAACTATATCGAGAGACTAGTTGCTTCTCGGCGTTAGCCACGTAGCCGAAGGCAGATGCAACACTCTCGAAAACTTTGGCGATTTCTTCAGTTAGATCCTGGGCCCAACTCATGGTCCCGTCGTCCCCGAGAAGCTCTCTAATAAGTGCATCTCCAAGGACTCCACAAGTTTTGATCTGAATGCCGGTATTGATGACGCACTCCGTAAAGTTCGTCCAGCCGAAGCCGCTGAACAGCCCGTGGCGCTGTCCCGCTATGAGCGTGTCTTCCTCTAGTATTAAGTCACACGTGTTTAAGTGCCTCAATGATTTCTCAAGGAGGGCGCGGTATTTCTCGTCAAATAATGGAGACACCACATCCAGAACGAACTCAATCTGTTCTTCCCCAGTGTATTTGTCCATCGCAGTGTAATCGCTGGACAGGAAGCTCCCGCTAGAAAGGAATCCAGACTGTGTGATGCTGTCGACAACCGCATCGTTCCCAAACCAAGCCTTTAACCCATGAGCGCCATTAGCGCGAATTGCATCCATTAGTGGAAATAGGAAAGACTGTTCAACGATATTGGTACTAAACGGCGCCATAAAAATGAACCTTGATGAGTTCCTCTGTCCTCGTGAACCAATAATACACGGATACTTGGCCCAGTTACCGTTTCGAGCATCCTTGATACTCTCGTTTACATAACGGTGCCTCTTACCGAAGTGAGGAAACCCGGAGTTGGTAGATAGATTGCCATTTCGCCGCAGGCGTTCCACTACTTCCTGATAGTCCATGGGCCGGAGCCCTGACGTTGATCCGAACAAACGTGCGCGAGTAGCCACGACCAGGCTGTCATATTCCTCTCGACCAAGAGAGAGTGACTGCGATAAGGTATAGTAGCCGGCTAAATCCTGTAGCCGATCACTCATAGGAGGAAATCCCCCTTGTGGCCCCACCTTCTCTAACTTCTTGAGCTCATAATCAAGAAGGCCTGGGGATGACTCGGCACTAGACTCAAGGATCGAGAACCACTTAGCCTTGACAGCTTCAAACCCACCCGGAAAGTTTGAAAATATCACGCCAGGAGGAGTGGCATCACTGCCCATTGAATGCTTGCGCAAATAGGCCCTGATCTTAGCAGCACTTGATGCTGGAATAGCACTAAGTAACTCGCTCGTTCCCTTCGTTTTGAAACCGAGGTTCCCTGTTTGATTAAACTTGGTCATAGTGTGTTACTTCTCTTTGTCCTCTTTCTCCTCTGAATCTTCGCGTTGATCGGGTCTTAGAATTGTGACTGGTATTCGCTTACGTTTCCTCGATCTCGGGGGCCGAGATTGTCCGGATCCTCCACCTGACCTTGAGCCCGGAGCCGTGACAGCACGACCTGAGGTGTCTCTCGGAGAACCACTACCCATTATCAATTCTACAAAGGCTTCCATAAACTGGTTCCTCTGCTTAATATTATGATAGTTCAGGCGTCTCCAACCTGGATACGCCACTGGAGTGGGCAGACCGCTGTTGCTGATGCCACTTACATGCACATTGCCAGTAAGAGGTTGGGGC